TATCTTAACAGTAAGAAATTATTTAGATTAAACTTAGAATAATCTAAATATATTTATTACCTTTGCACTATAATATTAATTATAACAGTGCAAATATAAACAAAGTATTTGAAATAAACAAAAGTATGAAGAAAAACAAGGAAAAAATAACCCTACAGGGCTATTATGAGAAACTTCCAGAAGCGGAGTATCCTAAAACGAATTTTATTAACACGGTTGTATCAAAGACTGGTGTATCTACAGCTACTGTTAGAAATTGGATATTCTATGGGATGAAGCCAGCTAACGACAAACATATTAATGTACTTGTGGAGCTTACAGGAATACCAGCAGAAGAATTATGGGAGAAGTAGAATTTTACATATTTGACGGAGAGCTTTGGTGTAAATCCGAAGATGGTAAAAATCAAGTTGTAAACGAGTCTAACACTGAGCTTATAGGTTCTGTATTAGGACAAATCATGGAGTGTTATCCTGCTGCTTATAAGGCTCTTTCTATGGAATATTCAAGAAGTAGCGCAAATGTCCCTTATTATCAATATTTGATGGTTAGAAGATTTTGCAAATGTAATTTTGGGAAATTGGATTGTACATCATCTGATATTGATACAAGTGGTAGATATCACTTCGAAAAGGTCGATTGTCCTTTAAGAGGTGAGTGTAAGCACGAGGGAGTTATATGTTCCCCTAAGTTCAACTCCAAATTGTCTGAACAAGAATTACGAGTAATGAAACTTGTTTACAAAGGTGTAAGTAAGGAAGAAATTGCAGAACAGTTGTATATCTCTCCTTATACTGTAAAGAATCATATCAAGTCGGTTTACTTGAAATTGGGAATACATGAAAAGTCTGAATTTATTCAGTATGCGAATGATAATAATTTGTTTAATTAAACACACTAAGAGCAATGAGTTTATTTAAGAAGCCTTCGGAGTTGGCTATTAACTCCACAATTAAGGTGCTTATCTATGGAGCACCTGGTATGGGAAAATCTACGTTAGGTTTATCTGCACCAAGTCCAGTTTTATTGGATTTTGATGGCGGTGTACAACGTGTAAATGGAGCTTTCCAAGTCCCAACACTGCAAGTTGAAAAATGGGACGATGTTATCGCTGCTCTCAACGAAGACTTGTCTGAGTATAAGACAATCGTTATTGATACAGCAGGCAAGGCTCTCGATTTTATGTCAGCTTACATAATTAAGAATGAGCCAAAGATGGCAAAGCGTGATGGCAGTCTTTCACTTCAAGGGTTTGGAGCAAGAAAGAATATGTTTATCAATTTCTTGAAGCAGGTGAGCATGATGGGTAAGAACCTTGTTTTTATCGCTCACGAACGTGAGGACAAAGACGGAGAACAAAAGATTGTTCGTCCAGAAATGGGTGGTAGTTCTGTTGGTGACCTTATCAAGGAATTGGATTTGGTAGGATATATGCAAGCCTACGGGGAGAAGAGATATGTGTATTGGGGTGTGAATGAAAAAGCATACACCAAGAATACTTGCAATCTTCCGAATGCAATGGAAATTCCTACAATCATTAACGAACAAGGATCTGTTACAGGAGAGAACCGTTTCCTTACTAATATCTTTAATAGCTACCATGGCTATCTAAAGAACGAGAGAGAAGTCCGCAAGGAGTATGACGAACTGATTGAGTCTGCTAAGGAAGAAGTTGAAGCTATTGTTGATGCGAGCACAGCCAATGATTTCTGTAAGTCCTTTGCGGAAACAAAGCAGATTTGGGACAGCAAACTTAAGATTGGTTTGCTTGTCAAAACAAAGTGTGACAAGTTAGGTTTGAAGTTTGACAAAAAGAGTAAGATGTATGCCTAAGTACAGATTTTATGCTACTCTGCTTGACCGCTTTCAAACATATTTGGACACTCAAGCAGAGGATTACTTCTATCAAGATGAAGAAGGTAAATGGCATAAGAATTACTCTGAAATAGAAGATACGCTCCACTTCTCACAAGAAGAAGTGGACGCTCTTCTAAAGCAAGAGTTGTTAGATGCTATTAACCGAGTGCCACATGAACCGTCAGAAGCTGCAAGCAAGGGTACCGCTTTTAATGAAGTCATTGATTGTCTTATCCATAATAGGAGAAGCGAGAATGATAACGTTATTATCAAAACTATAACAAGTGGGACAGATTTGTTTAATGCACGGAATAGGAATCATGTCCGCATTGCTAATAAGTTGGATGATGTAATTCCAATAATCCCAGAACATGATTTACCTCACTGTGAAGCTCTATGTAAGAAAGTTGCATCGACATTTATATATGCTGCATGTGATTGTTTCGAGTTTCTGTTTGACATACCTTTCTGTAAGTCTGTAGCCGAGTATTTCAAAGGCTCTTTAAGCCAAGTGTTTACATCAGCTACTATTGATACTAAGTTTGGCGAAGTTGAGCTATACGGCTACATAGACGAGTTACGAGAAAATAAGGTCTATGACTTAAAGACCACTTCTCGATATGAATTCGGAAAGTACGCTAAGTATTGGCAAAGGCACGCATATCCCTATACGCTCATTGAAAGTGGAATGTGTACTGAGATTAACTCTTTTGAGTTCACTGCATACGCCTTGAAAGGCGGTACCAGTCGAACACCTCTCATTACAGGAGTGCAATATCCAGAAGTATATCAGTATAACCATGAGCAAAGCAAAGTATTACTGAAAGAAATTTGCGAGCGATTTTGTGAGTTCCTTGAAGATAATAGGAGTTTGATAACAAATAAAAAGATTTTCAACGAAGAATAATATGGCAAATCAAATAAGCGGAAAAATTCTTTTGATAGAGAACGCTGTTGACGTTCAAACAAAGAATAATGGTGTTTTTACAAAGAGGCGCATTGTGCTTGACGCATCACACTATGACCCTATGACAGGGCAAAAGTTTGAGAACTATCCGGCCTTTGACTTTGTGATGCGAAACATTCCAAAGTTAGACAGTTTCAAAGCTGGTGACATGGTGACAATTTCCTTTGCTTTGAATGGCAGGTCTTTCAAGAAAGATGGCAAGAAAGATTATTTCACGTCAGTTGTAGGATATGATATTGTTCCATATCAAAGACAAAACGGAAACTATCAGCAACCAAGTAATAGTCAGCCTGCTACTTCGCAAGAAGTGCAAAATAGCACAAATGAACAGAGTCAAAGTCAGCAAGGCAATGTAGCTTCGCAAAACGAAGATGATTTACCTTTCTAAGATATGGAAGAAAAGTTATCTCAAAAGAAAGTTATACTTGACCACTTGAAAAAGTTTGGTAGTATAGAGCCTCTTACTGCTTTACGAGAGTATGGATGTTATCGTCTTGGTGCTCGTATCTCTGATTTGCGTAATGATGGGTATAATATCATTACAGAAACTATAAAGTCTGTTAGTCGTATCACTGGTAGACCAGTTCACTTCGCAAATTATAAGTTGGTTAAAAATGGCTCTGTATAATCTCTCGAACGAATATGACTTGCAAAAGTTCAAGGAGAAATGTAATGACATGGTACGAAAGAAAGCCTATGTTGAATTGAAGAATAAGTTAACTACTCGTTCGTTGGCACAGAACTCATATTGCCACGTATTATTAGGTTTCTTCGGTTCAGAGTTCGGCTTGACAATAGAACAAGTTAAGTATGATTACTTCAAGAAAAAATGCAATAGGGATATATTTGAGAGAACAAGAACTAACAAAAGAGGGAAGCAGGCAACCTATATAAGAAGCACGACAGAACTGGATAAAGGAGAAATGACAACTGCAATCGAAAGATTCCGTAATTGGTCAAGTTCAGAGTGTGGCTTATATTTACCAAGCCCCCACGAGTCAGAAATGTTGTTTTATGCACAGCAACAGATAGAAAATAATAAAGAATTTTTATAAATCAAAATTAGATTATGTTAGCAGATTTGAAAGAGTATCGCCCAGCAAAGATTGACTTTGTATTGGACGACAAAGCAAAAGAAGAGTTCAAGGATGTTATGGTGCTTTGCAAAGGCGCCAAGTCTTCAAAAGAAGTATTGAAAGTATTTCGTGAGAAATTCAATTGTTTATTCCCTGAAGGAGAGTTGGCAACTCGTCAGTATGATGCTCACGAAATTGCAATGATTCGTGAAGAGTATTGTCTGAAAGAAGAGAACGATGTCCCTAAGCGTAAACAAGAGTTGCAGGAAACACTTGAAGCTATCAAGGCAATGAAGAAGAATGCTGAGGAAGCGTACAACTCTATTTTACTTGAAATTGCTGATTTGGCAGCAAGAGTAAAAGAGGGAACGACCGATATCAAGTTGTCATCAACTGAGACAGTTCGTATTGCGCTCAATGGCTATTTCTTATTCTATTCATGGGTAGATGGAGAAATGAAACTCGTTAAAACACAGAAGATTCCAGATTGGGATCGCGGTGGTCTTTGGTCACAGGAGGATGTAAACCGAGAAGCTATGAAAGAACTTTTCGGGATTGAATTCCCAGAGGTGGAAAAGCCTGCTATGAACGAAAATGGAGCGCAGGAAGAAGATGATGATTTGCCATTTGGCGATGAGGATTAAGTAAACCAAGTTGAGGGGGTGAACGAAATAGACACCCCCTCTATTTTCACACTAAGAGCAATGAAATATACACTTCGAGATTATCAGAAACAAGCATCAGACGCAGCTGTTAAATCTTTCTTAAGTTCTAAGAAATCGAATGGGATAATAATAGTATCGACTGGTGGAGGAAAGTCCCTTATCATAGCAGATATTGCTTCACGACTCAACTCTCCGCTGATTGTGCTATGTCCGTCAAAAGAGATATTGGAGCAAAATTTCGCTAAACTACAAAGTTACGGGATACTTGACTGTGGCTGCTATTCTGCATCAGTAGGTTGTAAGGATATCAATAGAATCACTTTTGCTACTATCGGAAGCGTAATGAATCATATGAATGATTTTAAGCATTTCAAATATGTGCTTATTGATGAGGTTCATGTTGTTAATAGCAGGGGTGGTATGTATGAGAAATTCATAAACTCAGAAGATAGGCAGGTCGTAGGATTAACAGCAACACCATATCGTCTTAGTTCGTATATGAATGGCTCAATGCTGAAATTTCTCACTCGTACACGACCACGCATTTTTAGCGAGGTTTTATACGTCTGTCAAACATCAGATTTACTTGCAAAAGGGTATTTGGCAAACTTAAAGTATTACGATTTAACTGCAATCAATATTGAGAATGTTATAAGTAATTCAACAGGTGCTGATTATGACGAGAAATCTTTGAAACTTGAATATGAAAGAAGCGGCTTTTTTGATAAACTTACAGCTACAACATTGCGAGTTCTGAAACCAAAGAATGGTATTCCACGCAAAGGAGTATTAGTTTTTACTCGCTTTGTCGAAGAAGCTGAGAACCTTGTTGGGAAGTTAAAGATAAAAGGAGTTTCCGCTGCTATTGTTACAGGTGCAACTCCAAAAGTAGAGAGAGAAAAGTTGCTTAATGATTTCAAAAGTGGAAAAATAAAGGTTGTTGCGAATGTTGGAGTTTTGGTTGTAGGTTTTGACTTCCCTGCATTAGACACTGTTATTTTGGCACGCCCGACCAAGTCACTTGCATGGTATTATCAAGCAGTTGGTAGATGTATCCGACCTTTCAAAGACAAAGATGGGTGGGTTATTGACTTAGCAGGAAACTATAAGCGTTTCGGCAAGGTTTCTGATTTGAAGATAGATGTTGAGAAACCTAATTCTCAACTTTGGTGCGTGAAAAGTAATGGAAAAATTTTAACTAATAGAATATTTTAGAATGAGTGATATTTTGGACATGCTGCGTGACTTTACGCATTTTACACAAAAGATAGAACGTGATATGTATTAAACAGCTAAAAGGCTTCAACTTCCAGATGAGATTGACATGTACAATTTCTTTGAGCATTGGGGCGGTCGTGCCGAGTGCAGGATGTATGACTATTCAATGACAATTTGTAGCATTGATGATTACGTCAGATTTTATGATGATGCGATTAACATACGCTATCATATTGGAAAGGCGAAATACTATGCACTTCGTTTTAACGGCAGGGGCGTGTTCCTTGTGAGCGAGAAGCGGTATAATGAACTTAAAGCACGAAAAAGGTATGAACGATAGAGATAAACAAATAGAAGATATGGAGGAAGCTATGTTCTATTTGAAAGATGAAATTGAAATGCTAAAAAGGAAATGAAATGAAGAAAAAGAATAAATGCTATTTGTCTGGTCCTATTAGTGGTAAGGATTTGGATGAGAGAAAAAAGGCTTTCAAAGCTGCGCAATTAATGCTTGAGGCAGCAGGCTATGAAACTGTCAACCCTATGGAGAATGGATTGCCTTTGAATGCAACAACAGCTCAACACATGAAGAGAGATATTCAGTTACTCACTGATTGCGATTGTATCTTCATGATGGATAAATGGAACCATTCACAGGGGTGCTATACTGAGTTTATGGTCGCAACTGCAATCGGATGCGAGGTTATTTTCGAGAGCAAAATGAGTGAAATAGAATTAGGCGAAAATAAGCGCTTTAAGACGACATTTCGATGATGAACAAATACTACTTCAAAAGGAAGACAAAAGACGCTCACAGCGAAGAAAAAACGCATAGAAAGAAATCTACGCGTAGTAAACCCAATCTTACTAAAAAACTTGACAAGGTTTTTTCTGCATATATCCGTTTACGTGATGCAATGCCGAGTGGGTACTTCAAATGTATTTCGTGTGGGCAGATAAAGCTGTTTGAGCAGGCAGATTGCGGTCATTTCTTTAGTCGAAAAAATATGTCTGTTCGTTTTGACGAAGATGATTGTCATGCCGAGTGTAGAGGTTGTAACAGATTTTCGAGCGACCATTTAATAGCCTATCAAGCTAATTTGATACGCAAGATTGGTATGCAGCGGTTTGAGTTGCTTTCAGTAAAGGCGCATCAGGCGAAGCACTGGTCAGATTTTGAGCTTGAAGTAATGATAAAACACTACACCGCAGAAGTAAAACGGCTTAGTTCGCTAAAGGGTATAAGGGTCAATATCTGAAAAAATGTTAGCCAAAAGAAATTAATTAGTTTAATCTTAGGTTAATATAAAATTAATTACTACCTTTACAAGCGAATAACAGAAATTTTTATTATTGGAGTAGCGACCAAATGAAAAGAACATATACAATCAACCCCTTAACAAGTAAGTCCGTTCGCTACATTAGGACCGAAAGTTAAGGGTGTTGATGTTTTTGGGAGTATATTATGCAATATACGATTAACATAAATCAGAGAAGTGTTATTGAAAATGGCTGGAATTTGTCATTTGACGATATGGCGGTTTTCAGTTTTATGAAAAACTTTATTTTAGAAGGGGCTTTATCTAAGCACGTTATTCATGGAAAAGATTATTTTTGGATATCATTTTCTAAGATTAGAGAAGAACTACCTATGTTATCTGGCAACTCTGATAGCAGTATAAGGAGACATATTTCCAATCTTGTACGTGTAGGATTAATTGAAAAGTGCGATGATGAAATATCTATCAAGAATAGAATTTCGCTATATCGTCTTGGAAAATCGTTTTCTAAATATTGGCGCAGTGTCAACCCCGCCAAAAATGACGACACCCCTCCAAATTTGGAAGGCTACCCATCCAAAAATGAAAGGGTAACCCCTCTAAATTTGGAAGGCAATAATAATACCAGTATATTAGATTACCAATATCAGAATATTTCTCCTAACGGAGGGTTAAGCGCAAGCGCTTTGGCCTTGCAAGAAGAGAAAAAAGAAAAAATGAAAACTAAGTCTAAGAAAGAGCCAACAATCGTAACTCAAGGGCGAAATATCTTTGAAGTATACTTTGAGAAAAAGACAGGTGAAAAATATTACTGGAAAGCAGCAGACGGCGCTCAAATGAAACGTTTGCTTAATCAGTTGAAGTTTTCACGAGAGAATAGAGGGTTGACAATTTCAGACAAAGACTTGATAGATGCTCTACAAGTATTTCTTGATAAGATAACAGATAATTGGATGCTTGCAAATTTATCTGTTCCAAATATCAGTTCTAAATATAACGAATTGGTTGCGCAAGCGAGAAAAGGTAAAGGGCAAATCGGAATTATCCTACGTAACAACACTGATGATAAATATTTAAATCAGAAAATAAAGCAATGGAAGTAATGAAAGAGCAATCAATATTCTCAGGTATCGAGAAAAAGGAAATAGCTAACATCAACCTTGAAAATGCAAAAGACGTATTAAAGCGTGGCTTAAAGTTCTTTGTTGGCGAAGATGCGCAATGGGTGCAAGAATATGACGACATTGCAGACTGGCTCACAGATAACAAACATAAAGGTCTTTTATGCTACGGCAAGTGTGGTCGTGGTAAGTCGCTTATCTGCGAAAAGATTATGCCTAATATTTTCAGATATTATCTTCGTAAGAACTTGATTAAGTTTGATGGCTATGAGATAAACGACAAACGACAGCTTTTGAGAGAATGCGATTGCGCAATACTCATAGACGACTTTGGAGTAGAAGACGTTGGTAAGATTTACGGTGAAACACATAACGTTTTTGAAGAAGTTATCAGCCTGGCAGAGAAAAGACAGCAGTTATTGCTTCTTACAACTAACCTCACTCTTGACGAGATATGTGAGAAGTACGGAGAACGTACACTTGATAGACTTCGTTATCTCACCAGACCTGTTTTATTCACAGGAGAAAGTTTTAGGAAATGACACGTAGGCAGGAAATTGAAAATATCATCATCGGAACTCTTCTAAGCACGTTTGATACAGACTGGTTCGCTGATTGTAGATACTGCATCACAACTAATATGTTCGCAGACGAGAGAAATTCAATGATTTATTCTGCTATTTGTAAATACAGAAAGGCTGGCAATTTCAGAATCACAGTGTATGACCTTTGTCTGTTTGATGATAGTTTATTATCACTTGCTGCTTATATGGTTAATCTATCTATTAACTGCGATTTTTTCATAAAGAAAGTGAGATACAATAATAATATTTGGCGTTCAAGGCAGAGCACTGGCAAACTATACAGATACACGGATGTGAAGTTTTCTGATTACGTCGGGAAATTCTTGGAAATGGTCATCGCTGAACGTAAAAAGCAAAATAAAGCCGTCTAATGCGCTAAAACGTGTATAATAGTATAGTTATATCAAAAACAAGAAATAAAGCTACTACGTGGCTAAAAAGTGGCAAAAATCGAATTTTAAGATAAAAGACATAAATAAGCAATGAAATCAAAAGAAAAAATTAAGATTATCGGAGAGCAGCAGGTCCAACCACATAGTGATGAAACTGAGATTGCTGTACTCGCTACATTGATGCGGTATAATGAGAAATTCAACGAATATAGCGACATTCTCACCGCAGAAATGTTCTATCAAGAAAAAAATCAATCTATCTTTCAATGTATCGCTGGAGTTACCGCAGAGAGCAAAGTTCCGGATATTAAAGCGTTATTGGATTACGCAAAAACGCATGAGCTTGTTTATCCCTTAGACGAGACATGTTTCTTAGAGATTGTTCAGTTTGTTAGCGTAGACACACTTGAGCAAGATATTCTTCGATTGCGTAATATGTGGAAGAAGAGGACACTATGGGTGCAACTTCAATTAGCTTCTCAAAAGGTTCTTGATCCGATGGAGAATTTAGATGAGGTTGTTAATAATGCAATGAATTCTCTTAGTGATGTGCAGAGCGATACTGCTGATAATGGCATTTATTCCTTTGATGATTCTATAGACGAGTTGGTTGAGATTGTTAATGACAACGCTCAAGGAAAGAAGAAAAGTCTAACAACAGGATTTAAACTGTTTGATGATTATTTCCTTCTTAGACCTACCACGCTGACGATAATAGCTGCATTCACTGGAGTTGGAAAATCCTCTTTAGCAATGAATATAGCTACAAAAGTTGCAGATGAGGGAGAACCAACGGCTTATTATTCTCTTGAAATGGGAAAATCAGAATTAGCTGCACGGGCTATTAGTGGGAAAGCTGGTATCTCCTCAAGCGTGATTGTTAACTGCAAACTTGAGAACTTTCAGTTACAGCAGTTCGATAAGGCTATTGGAGAAACAAAAGGATTGCCGATTTATATCGATGAAAGAGCAACTGTTTCGTTTGATAATACTGTAAGGTCTATCAGGACACTTGCAAGAACAAAGGGTATAAAATTAGCCGTGATAGACTATCTGCAAATTTACTCACAAGTCGGAGACAACGTAGAATCAAGTTTAGCATATATGGCACGTGCAGCAAAGAATATTGCAAAGGAGTGTAAAATTGCTGTAATACTCTTATCTCAGTTATCAAGAGGAAAGGAGCACCCAGATATTAAGCAACTTCGTGGTTCAGGGCAGATTGAGGAAAGTGCCGATAACATTGTTTTGATTGACAGGCCAGAGGCGTATCCAAATAGCAATATCAGATATGAAGGAGATTTCAGCGACCAGGACACTCATGGAACGGCAAAGTTGATACTTGCAAAAGGGCGTGGTGTTGGTGTTGGAACTTCACTTGTTGGTTTTGACGGTAGATTTACTCAATTCTATGAATTAGACGATAAACCGCAGGTAGAGGATTATACTCCTTTCTGATGAGTGAAGTTAAATCAGTTAGCGATGTGATTTTAGAAATTGCCGTCAGTAAAGAGTGTGAGAATAGTGCTGTTGCGCAATGGTATAATCGAAAAAAGAAAAGACAATGAAAGATGTAAAGATATTTAATGATAGTTTTCAGAATTGGTCTCGGTATCAAATCCCAAAGGCGCAGCTTATCATAGCTGATGTCCCATACAATTTAGGGAACAAAGCTTATGCAAGCAATCCTACTTGGTACGAAGGTGGCAATAATAAGAATGGAGAAAGTGAGAAAGCTGGCAAGAAATTCTTTTCATCAGAAAATGAGTTCAGACCAGCAGAATTTATGCACTTTTGTTCAAAGATGCTTATAAAGGAGCCAAAGGGTGTAAACAAAGCCCCTTGTATGATATTATTCTGTGAGTTTGAACAGCAGTTTCAGTTTATAGAACTTGGGCGCAAGTATGGTCTGAATAATTATATACCGCTTGTGTTTAGAAAGAATTATTCACCTCAAGTATTAAAGGCAAATATGAAGATAGTCGGTAATTGCGAATATGGCTTGTTATTATATCGAGATAAGTTGCCTAAGTTTAATAATGGAGGACGAATGATTTTTAATTGTATGGATTACCCAAGAGATACTGATACACCGAGAGTGCATCCTACACAAAAGTCAGTCCCCCTGCTTGAAAGGCTCATTGAGATATTCACAGATAAAGGCGATGTTGTAATAGACCCATGTGCAGGAAGTGGAAGCACATTGTTAGCTGCTGCTAATCTTGAAAGGAAAGCGTACGGGTTTGAAGTAAATAAGCATTTCTGTAAAGATGCAGAAACAAAAGTGTTGAGATATATTCGTAGAAGTTTATTCACATAAAATTGTTAATATGTTGGATTTATTATTTGTAATGGACTTCGTAAGAACTAATCAGTATTGCGAAACCAAAGAAGAAAAGGATTTGTGTAAATCTGCTCTTAACGCAGCACTTAATTGGTCATACAAAGTAGATAATGAGAGGAAGCTGCGAAAAATGAGATTCCAAAGTTAAATATTATGTAACTACTTGATTTTTAGACAGTTATATTTGGTTAATTCAAATAAAATGACTACCTTTACACTATCAAAATAATAATAACAATTAAAAGAAAGAGCAATGAAGTCAATTAGAAATTACGTTATTGGGAGTATGTTTTTATCTCCATTTTTCATTTGTTTAGTGAGTGATAGTTTGCCTCTGATAGTAGCTGGGTGTGTTTACCTTGCTTTACTCCTTAGGTTTACTCCAAAGAAATGGAAAATGCGTTTCTTTATAGCAAGTGTAAGATTATCAAAAATTTTAGGATAAGGAGATACTATGAGTTGTAATTACCCTATGATGTCACAGAGCCAATTAAATAGTGCTCCTTGGAATGAAAAAGAGCAATCTGTAATAACAAGGGATTGCGAGATAACTGAAACAGTCACAAGAAAAGTGACACTTGCAACAAAAGACTACAGTGCAGATTCTGATTATGATGATGAACTCGGAGCATGTAGCTCGGTTGACACCACAGAAACTGATTGGGTTGCAGAATATGAGGAACAAGAATATTCTATAATAGAATTGTTATCCAAGCTAAAAAAGTATGTTGCTGACGACTTAAGAAATACAAAGCATAGTCTCAGACAACAGAAAGAATTACAGAAATTGTTATTAGTTTGTGACAGCTGGAAGCAAGAAGATGTATGTGTAGAAGAAGTCTAAAAAATGGAGCAATGAAATACAAGTTAAACAAAGACAATTTGGTAGATATTTTTTCTACCGCAACCTATGGGAGTGACTGGCTTGAAATAAAGCGTCCCAAGAAGTTCAACAATCTTGTCAAGGAAGATAGCGAGTGCAGGGAAGAAAAGTGGGCTGATATTCTGCTTGGTGGTGGTTTCATTACTGCTTTCGTATATGAGGATGATGGACCACATGCGAGATACGAGATCGCAATGGAGGATATGGAGAAAGGTTTTCAGAAGTTCATTGAAGAGTGTCCTCAGGATTATGCAGATTTGGCAAATGGTAATGGAGATTATTATACATCAAGTAATCTTATACAAGTAGTGTTGTTTGGTGAAGTAGTATTTGGATAAAAATAAGAGCAATGAAGTACAATCAGAAAAACGAAGAAGCTTACCAATCAGTTTATCAGCCGTTATTTGATAAACTGAATAGTGGGAAATTCATTCCAAACATTCCTGCAATCAAGTATAAAATACGAGAATTGAACAACCGCATTGATTCTCTTTGTACTGGAGTCTATTTTGCAAAAGACCTTGATGAAGTGAAAAAAGTAGAAGATAGATACTATGCTTTAATGGGCCAGATGCGAGCCTATCAGGACATTTTGAAATATGTCAACAACAGAATTAACAAAACTTTAAATAACAAATAAAATAAATCAATTATGGGAGAGTACGCACATAGAAAGAAAGACGGCAAGGAAGTTAAAATAGGTACATGTAGTAGAATGTATTATTGCCGTTATGATCAGATAGGTGAAATTAATTATCCGTACATGACAGATAATCTTATTTGGAGAATACCAAACCCAGACGAAGATGGAACTATGCCGGGAGACTACGAGTGTTCCCTTTTAAGAGACAACACTTTTGTCCCTTATCACCTTCAGCTTGATACAAAGAAATTTAGCGATGAAACAATTTCTGCTCTAAGGCAGGTTGGAACTGTTCAACTTCACGACCCAAAGATGGGTTTACTTGTTAATCTTCGTTGCCCTCACGGATTACCTTTGGATGAATCTATTAAGAGAGAAGGGGCTGTATATTCAATGGGCTATAATGGTCATCGAGATACGCTTTATCTTAGCGGGCTAAAGAACACTCCAGATGAGTTATTGATAGAGTTTGAATGTGCATCATGCGGACGTGGTTGGAATGTTAGCTTTTCAGAAATTGAACCGATGATAAAAAGTCTTATGATGAAGCTAAGGTTACTTCGCCAGGTGTCAGAATATCATTATTCTCATAGCATAGAAAGGCGTGAGTATACTGTTAATGCGAAAACAAAGGATGGCTCCAACGCCTCCATTACATCTTTCGAGAAAGGGAGGTTTTTGGTTAAGAAAGATGACTGTGTAAAAGCTGATGCTCCATGGCATATAGCTCTAATAGAGTTTATTTCACTCTTACCAAAAAAGCCAAGTATTGATGAGATTGACCCAAATGTAAAACTATCAGACTGGTATGACATAGCATGCCAAACTGATAATGTAAGAGATTACATCTATAAAATATAGAGCAATGGAAAAGTTAGAATTACTATCAAAAGTTAGAGAATTAAACAAGTCTTTCTATGAAGATTTAGAAAAGAAGTTGGATAAGATTCTCGAAAGCGGATGTATTGATTTGAAGAAGTACGAAAATGACTTCATCTTGCCTAAGATTATCTTTAGCGCAATACTCAAAAGTGAGTCGTTTGAATTTGCGCCAATGATTAAAGAATATCAGCAGGAATTTAAGAATGTGTCTAAGTTCTTATAAATTGTCTAATAAAAATATAGAGCAATGAATGAGTTTGAAGTAGTTATTACTGAGACATTACAAAGAAAAGTCAAAGTACAAGCGTCAAGTAAAAGAGAAGCAAGGAGGAAAGTACTTGATATGTACCATTATGAAGAAATCGTTTTGAACGAAAAAGATTTTTTGATTATTCAGTTGAAGCATTATGAAAGTAATAGTAGAACGAACAAGTAATTGGAGGTGTGAAGAAAAACCAATTGACGAAGCTGTACTTGTAAATAGAACATTGCATTATCTGGACAGAAGAGATGTGTCTTCTATGGAAGAGGCTAAGACAAAGTTTTGGTATAATGAGTTTATATCTTCAGGAACTAATCATAGGGAGGAAAATGGATATATAGTTAGAGATTGTGAAATAGAGGAAAGCGTTTGGGAAGTAGAAATTGAAAGTCTTAACGATATTATAAGCCTATTCAAAAAGTATGGCGACATTATCATTATGGGAAGTACTTATTCCGAATATGACTTCACAATAGAAATATACGACGCATATAGAGAATAGTGATGAAAGCAACTGACAATTTTAAGCGTACTATCCAAGAATACTTGGAAGCACGTGCAAAGACTGATGAATTATTTGCAAAGACATATGCAAAGCCAAACAAAAGTATTGATGAATGTATCACATACATTCTTAACGAAGTTCAGCGTAGTGGTTGTAACGGTTTTGAGGATAATGAAATCTACGGAATGGCTGTTCACTACTATGATGAAGATAACTTAGATGCTGGTAAGAAGATTAACTGCAAAGTTGTCGTTAACCACGTCGTAGAACTCACTGAAAAGGAGAAGCAAGAGCTGAAAGACAAGGCTCGTAATGACTTCTATACTGAACAGCTTGCCAAGCAACGTGAGAGTTTGAAGCCTAAGAGGAAAGTTGAGCAAAAAGTTGTAGAACAATCACTTTTTTGACCTATGAAGCCAAGAAATAAGATACAAAGGGAGGTTGTGGCATTAAGTGCCACACTCCGTCCTATCTCTGACGAACAAAAGATGTGGGGCATATCACATTCCTACACTGGAAAAGAGATAAGTCAGAAAAAGAAACTGTACCGATACTTTGTAATATCTTCACGTCTTAAAGATTGGCAGATATGTCGTTTTTTTCAGATAAGAAAAGTCAAGCAGAATTTTCATATAATTGAGCCGGTAAGACTTTGGTTTAACGAAAAAGGACACATGGAGGTAGAAGCAATGAGTAGGTGTTGGTGTAGTAGTTATGTTGATTCATGGAATACTAATAGCGAATTGTCTTTAAAAGAGGTCCCTACCTCGCACAGAAATTATACCCAAATACTTCCAATAGCTGCATCGAAAGTCACGTCAATGCTCCCTGTCCTAAAGCGCAACGGATTAAAAGGAAGTTTCCATAATATGCAACCTCGTGACGTTATAGAAGGTCTGTTAAAGAACAACATCTTTGAAACTTTTTGGAAATGTAAACAGTTTTCTCTTTTACAAGCTTTTGCTCACGAATGGAACAGAGATTATAATAATGCTTCTAAGATGGCTGCTGTAAAGATAGTTTTACGGCATAATTATCACATCAAAGATGGTCATATGTGGGTTGATATGGTAAATATGCTTGAAAGAGCTCATAAAGACTTTAGAAATCCTAAATTTGTTTGCCCTATTAGTTTGAAAGCAGGTCATGATAAAGCAATGGACTTATGCAATAAGTATGAAGAAAAGCAAAGGAAGATAAAAGAGCGAAAAGAATTACTCGAAGATCAGAAAGCTGTAAAAGCGTACGAAGTTGCACGTAAATGCTTTATGGGTATGGTAATTTCTGACGGTAATGTTGTTATACAAGTTTTGCCAACGGTCAAAGATGTAGAACAAGAAGGCAAGGCTATGCATCATTGCATATTTACCAATAAGTATTACAAACGATTAGATAGCTTACTATTAACTGCAAAGGTTAATGATGAGCGTGTAGAAACTATTGAGGTAGATTTGAAACGCTATCAATTAGTACAATCTCGTGGCGTATGTAATCAGAATAGTAAGTATCATAATGAAATAGTGAGTCTTGTAAATAAAAATATGAACATAATTAGAAAATTTAATAAAGCAGTACAACATGGACAAAGAAAAAGAACTTGAACTAAAAGTAAAGATGTTCTGTGAAGTAATTCGCTCGACAGTTTATGAGGAAACTTATGATAGAATCGGAAATGTCGCAGAATCGGTAAATAAAGCCTTTGACATTCTAAAACAGCATACTGGTAATTGTTAAAATATAGTTAAATAACAAGATTTTCCAACTAAATTTATTTGAATTTCAAATAATATTATTATCTTTACAAATA